ATGAATCAACTGCGGCCTTGGTGGTCTCGTAGTTGGTCTTATAGAGGAATAAGGCACTCTTCGGCACCTTGGTTTCTGTTAGTGAAACACTCCAACCGCCTTCAGTTTCTTCCGAATACTTGTCGTTGGCAATCTCGGCTGCGTTCAAGCCTTGATAGTAGCCGTAGACTTGGAAAGCTGAATAGCCTTTTTCTGTTGCATTAAGGCTCTTGCTCTTGTTTTCAAGAATAACCACAAACTCGCCATTAGCCAAGCCATCAATAACATCTGAACAAACATCGGGATTGTTATCAAGGATAACCATGTTCACGGTGTTGGTAAATGTGTTTCGATAGGTTCCTGTTGCCAATGCGGTATTTGTTCCGTTAAATGGACTATTGCCATACACTACAACCTTGTAACCTTTAGCACCAGCCTTAAGCGCAAGTGTTTCAATTACGTTCTTGTGAGTTTCACTGAACGTAACAGTAGAGAAGTCAATATCCGAGCGGTTGAAGATTACACCCACTTGCTCAACACCAGGAACAATAGGGTCATCGCACGATGGTGCGATGTCCCTTTTAATTGAATAGTCACAAACTCCCATAAGCAGAATTAATAAGCGATTTGGAATAAATTGTCTTCACCCAACAATGTGCCAAGCTTACCGGCAGCGTATGCTCTTGTTGTTCTCTCGTCTTGGTTGAACCAAATTTCGAGGTCAGAAATCACCTCATTAGCCGGCGAACCTACGAACAAGTTCTTGGCCGAACCGAAGAATGCGCGATGAGGAAGGTTCAATGCAGTGCCGTTGTTTTGATACTTCTGAATCATTCTATCCCATATAGAGATTGAATAAACTGGAATACCATTGTAAGAAGAAACCTTCACACCATCGAAGATTTGTTCCCAAGTCAAGATTTCCTTGTACTCACGCTTCAAGTCCTTTGTCAATGCATCAGCCAATGACTTGGTTACAAACAAGCCAGCACCTTCCATAGTGGCGATACGTGGGTCTGCATTTTCGAGCAACGCATCAAAGATACCGATTGCAACACCTGGTTCCTTAATCTCGCTCATTTGATTGGCATAAGTAGCTTCTTGGTTGGCGGCAATAGTAACACGTTGGGTTGCATTAGCAGTTGCAACGGCAAACAACTTCTTCCAGAAACCATCAGTAGGTTTGAACAAATCAACATTCATGCCAGCGGTAATTACACCACTATCAGCAATATTGGCTGCGTTTTCATCGCCAAACCAAATGATACGCCACATCATCTTGCGGATAGCATCTTGCAAAGCTGGATAGATAACCACATCCATGATGTCGGTTGAAGTCAAGTCGCCGATTTCTGTGCCGGTCTTCAATGCGTATTCGGCAACGGTGTTCTCGAATTCCTTATAGCACCATTCAAGAGGAGCTTCCCAATCGCCAATGCTCCATTCCTTTTCGGCGGCTGCGATGTTCGGTTTAACGTATTCGGGCTTACAACCGGCACCTTTCCAACCGATTTCGTCCATTTCGCCAATCCAACCGAGTTTCTCGCCATTCTGCACACGTTGGCGGAATGTGAAGAATTTTTCCAATACTTCGTCTGTGAAGTTAGTCATTACAAGCAAGTCGTGCAAGTTCTTGATTGCGCCATTGTCTTTCGTGAGATTTGCTACACTTTCTAAAATAGTCATAATTGATTCCTCCTGTTTTATTTGTTAAATCGTTTGTTTTGTTTGGCTCTCGCTTCTGCAAGTTTTTGTTCAACGAGGCTTTTTTTCTCAATGTTTGTCGGGTTGGTTCTTGAAGATGGTACATACTTCGATGCAGCAGCCTTCATCAGCTTGTCAATGCCGCCAGCTTCCTTGACCTTTGCCAAGATGTCGGCATCTTCATCGCTCTTTGCAGCCGATTTCAATGTTTCGATTTCAGCTTTCAAAGTTTCGATTTCATCCTTCAAGGCTTGTGTTTCGTCAACCTCTTCTTCAATAACCTCTTCTTCGGCGGTCTTGATGTCGGTAATCACACCATCTTCAACGATGATTGTTCGGCCGTCTTCAAGAACGTGTTCGCCATCGGGAGTAGCGGCATCGCCTACTTGAGGTTCGCCCTCTTCGCGTTCAACAACCAATTCTGTTCCTGTAACAGTAGTGATTGTCAGACTTACTACTTCGGGTTGTCCGGTTGATGCAGTTGCATCTTCCTTAACGATACCCAAAGCAACACCGAGCATTTTGAATGCTTCGGCTACACTTGTTTTCTTTTCACTCATTTTGCTTTGATTTATATTATTACTAACCGAAGCGGATGCAGCCGGCACAACAAACGAAACAAACCCCAATTCGATAGCCCTTGCACTATCGAACCAATCATCTGTCGCCATCTGCGCTTCCAATTCTTCTCTTGATTTACCTGTGCGCTCCATGTAGATGTTCAACATCTTCTCTTTCTCGATATTCAAAGAGTTCAGCGCACTATTCAATGTTTCGATGGTTGCCTTACCCAGTTCGGGAATGAATGGGTTATGAATAAGCAACCGTGCATTTTGATACATTGCTCTGCGTTCAAGCGGTGCGGCCAATAGGATGATAGTCGCCATTGATGCACAAGTACCTACCACCGTGCAAGAGATTTCCTTGCCCGAAACACGGAGAGCATCATAGATGGCATATCCCTCAATGCAGTTTCCACCGCACGAATGGATTTCTACATCTATCCTATTATCATCGTTGATTTCAAGCGAATCAAGAAAGGCTTGAATATCGTTGTAGGTAATGCAATCATCACCGCTCAACCAATACGCCATCTTGCTCTCATCAGAAGCAATGTCTTTGTTGATGTATAATTTCGCCATATCACATAAATGTTTTATGCAAAATTATCTGATAAACAAAGCATTCGTGAATTTTGTTCTGACATTATGGGTTCAATCCGTGAACCTACCTTTTTCGTGACCCCACGAAAAAGGGGTAGGCTTTCGCCCACCCCCATTAAAGTTCTACACCCTTGCCGAATTTCTTAATCAGCCGCTTAATGGTCGATTTGCTGATGTCGTATTCATCTTCGATGTACTGAATGACATATAGCTGCTTATGCCCCTCGGCCATCAATCGCGAATAGTCCTTGTAGGCTTCAATATACTTCACATCGCCCACATCAAGGTCATTCTTGGCAAGTAGTTCAATCATTGTTTTGTTGACTAAAAGTAACTCGTATGCTTTCATTGTACGCCCAAATTTTCCAATACCTTAACACGGTTAGTAACTCTCGTTATCTCTTCAACACTTACCACCGGCGAAAGGTTCGCCACGCCCTTTGCAAATGCTCTTGCAAGCATATCTTCTCCCATCGCCTGGTTGCTTGTCTGTTGGCCGTAGATAGGCACACCACCACCCATCTGATTAAAGGTTGACAATAGCGGAGCAAACATACTTGTCGCGTTGGCGGTCATTACCGATTCGCCATTGGATAGCATAGCCGGGATGCTATCGCTCGTTCCTGTTCCTGCGCCCTTCACATCACCACCCGTTGCAAACTTGGCACTCTTGACGGTATTAATTGCTTGGGTAATGTTAGCCATTACGGTTGCAATGGTTGTTGCAATGGCCGCAAGGTTGCCGGGGAATGGTACACTTTGCGCTTGTGCAACACCAGCCGCAATAGCCTTTCCGGTATTGATGGCGATTTCAGCAAGCGCAAGCACTTTACTCGCCATAGCGAAAGCTTTGTTGTTTTCGCCCATAGCTTCAAGCAAACCACCCATCGCATTGGTAATCTCGGCCATCGCTTGATACTTCGTCTGCTCAATCTCAACTTCCTTATTCCTCAACTCGGCCTTTGAATCAAGATAAGCATTTTGCGCTTCAAGTTGTCTTAATCTAAATGCTTCGTTGCTCTCGCCTTCTAATTGTTGCAATGAATCAAGTTCTGCTTTCTTCTGCTCCATCTTGATACGAAGTATCTCTTGTTCATTGCCGTATGCTTCTGCAATCTGCGTTTCAAATCGAACACGCATTGCTTCCATTTCCTTATTTCGAAGTTCTTTTTCTTGCTTATCAAACAAATCATTGTATTGCTTGTCATACTTCGCTTTAATCGCAAGGCGCATTGCTTCTGTATGTTCTGTTGATGCAAGTTCGGCAGCTTCTTGCTCTTGAAGTAATTGAAGTTTCAATTGTAATTCTTGAACAGAGCCTTCTTTCACTCCTTCAAGCTGCACCTCGATTAACTTTGCTCGTTTCTCTATTTCAATCTTAATCTGTTCTTCATCGTATTTCTTGATAGCAATTGATTCTTCTTTTTTCTTTGCTTCAATAGTTTGAAGGATAGCATTCCGCGCTGTTATAGTAAGATTCTTTTCCTCTGTTAGTTTCCTTTGTAAGTCCTCAATCTCTCGCTTGTAGTTAATCTCTATCTGCGCACGTTGTTTTTCAGATTCCTTCGTTATCAATGAAAGCATAGCATCTTCAAGTTCTCGGAGCGCATCTAATTCAGCCTTATTCCATTCCTTTGTCTGTGTTACCATTTCTGCCCGCAATGTGTTCGTCTGCTCCTGTAACTCCATTGTTTTTTGGAAATACTCTTTCTTTGCATTATACACATCGGCTTCTAATCGTGCCAATTCTTCGTTTGTTTCCTTGTTGTTCTCCGCCCATGATGCTTCGATTTGAGCAGCCTTCAATCTTCTTTCAGCAAGTTCTACATTACGTTTAGATTGTTCTTCTTCAAGTCTATTTGCTTCTTTGACAAATTCCAATCGTTCTTTTGCGGTGTAGTTTTCTTTATCCTTCGCTTTTTGTCGCAATTCAGCAACTGCAAGTTGGTCTTTTGCATTTTGGACTTCATCTTTCCGAGATTGTTTTTCGATGGCTTGTCGCTCTTTCTCTAAAAGAATAGCTTCGCGGTTCGCAT